CAGTATGGTAATCCAGCCTTACAGATTGCATTATCTAAGGATGACAGAGATTAATTATTTAAGGCTAAAGGAATGGTGTTAATTATGAAATTTAAGAAACTAAGGAAACAATTAAGGGATGACCAGTTGTTAATGGTACTTGATAATGAGCGCCTTGGTATTACGACTGTTGTGGATTATGTGTGTAATTTCGGACACGAATATGACAATTATCTGATTGATGAAATTGTAAGCGGTGTTAAATACAATTCTTTTGATATGACAGTCAGGTCAATGATTATAGTTGATATTGTTTAAGATTTTCGGGGCAGTATGCAAGTGGCTAAAGCTGGCAAACAAAGAAAGCTGACTACACTATACGCGCGTTAGGTGTTGTGTTTCGTGGGTTCGACTCCCACCTGCTCCCTTGGTGCATAAGCACCTTAGATAAATTTAGGAGGAAACTAAAAAAAAATGAGTACTTTAATAGGTTATAGGCGATTTACTGGGAAGAATGGAAAGAACTACTGTGTTGCGAATGTTACTTCTGAATTTTCGTCAAGAGAAAAAGAAAACGGTGCAGTAGGTCTTAAAATGCAAGAAGTATTTTTGCCTGAGGAACAGTATAACTATCTTGTTCCGGCTGACTGTGGCAAGCCTGCTACACTTGATTATGAGATAAATGGTGGCAGAGCTTATTTGACAAACTTTTCAGTAGAAGGTCATAAGTAGAATTCGAAACTGCAAGCCTTGGTGCTTGTAGTCCGTAGCCTTAAGCAAGTTGCGCTGACAAGATAGCTTTACTTGTTCTTGATTATGATGATAGCTTAATAAATTTAAGGAGGTATGTGTATGGAAGCTGTTGGAACTGCTCTTACTACTGCTATTGGATATGTCGGAACTATCCTTACAGCAATAACAGGAAATGAAGTTCTTGTTGTGCTTTTCGCTGCAGGTGTTATTGCTCCTGCTGCAATCGGTGTATTTAGCCGTGTAAAGCGTGCTGCAAAATAACACCTTGTTATCATTTACTTACTGTGTCTTTTGGTCGGTTCTACCCTGAATCGACCTTTTGTTATAAAGGGGGTTTTTAATGAAAAAGAAAATATATTCAGTTGTGTTATGCGTACTTATGTGCGTTGTTGTGTGTGTGCCAGTGTTAGCAGATAGTTATGCCTTTGTTGGTTCTGCGGAAGGACTCTATTCTCATTATTCTGATTCCCCTCCGTTTGATATTTCTGATAAACTTGTTTGCTATTACTCTGGTCTTAACGGTAGTACAACCTATGAAGTTGGTGTATATATTCCTAAAGGTTCTGTTATTTATATTTCTGAAGATAAGCAGAGTTATTGTATACTTGATTCTTCTGGTAAATCTTGTTTAGGTTATGCTATTCAGTGTTATGATTATAATACATATAATTGGTTTGGTAATCCTTATTTTGGTATAGGTGTTTTTGAAGCATCTGAAACTATGCATTCTCTTTCTTTCCCTACTAAGGTATTTGATAGTAAAGAACATGCTCTTTCGTATATTTCAGATGGTTCTTTGGATGGGCTTGTATCAGATGGTTCTAAAGATATTATTAAATATGATTCAAGTGTTCCAGCTCCAACAGAGGTACATATAGAATCACGTTACCTTGCTGATGAAGGCTGTCCTCGTACAACAATAGCTTTTAAATCATCTGAAACTTATGAAGGCTCTGGTATGCAGACAGAAATACGATACAGATATTCAGGTACATTTTATGAGTCCGGTGTGTTTGGTGATTCTAAAACTAACAGAAAAGCTTTTACATCTCCTATCTATAAAAAGGATTTAATTAAAACATTATCGGTTAATTATGTTGGTAATACATCTAATAATAACACTGTAATTATGAACTGGTATGATGAGTTTATGGATAATGATGCATATAAGAATTATGTGGAGTATAAGGAAGTTGAAGCAAATAAGCATTCTATAAGCTGGATAGCAGCTCCATTAAACTCTATTGAGTACTGGATACGTAATGTTACAAGCGATAATAAAGCAAGCGACTGGGTACATTGTAAATACAACTATGATACAGGCAAACTTGAGGAAACTTGGACTGATACTGTTCCCGGTGGCAGGACTGATGTAATTGATGGAAATGTTGAACCTGGCAAAGAAACACCGGGAGATATAAAAGATTCGTATGAGATTGATTCTAGTATTAAGAATGACGGTGGTTTTGACAATAATTCTTCGGGTCTTATATCTAGTATTAAAGATCTGTTTAGTGATAATGGTGTTGTTGGAATGGTTAAGGATATTTTAGGATTTATGCCTGGCTGGATGATAGCTTATGTATCTTTGTTTTTTACTATTCTTATAGCACTTATGATTCTGTATTTTGTGAGAGGTTGATTATGCAGCAGTTTATTGACATTTTAACAATTGTTTGGAATGGGTTGTTTATGAGAACATTTACAGTTTATGGTTACAATATATCTTTTGGTGGAGTTCTTATATTCTGTATGTTTGTAGGCTTATGTGGCTGGTTTATCGGTCGCATAGCTTCTTAAGAGGTGAAATATGGTATTTAATTTTATAACAGATTATACGCAGATTAATGATATGCAGCTTGCTGTTATGGCGTATAATCTTGGACTTTTATATTTTATGTGGGATGTGTATAAATACATCCGTAATGCGATTAAATCAAAGATAAGAGGTGATAAGTAATGTTGCTCGAATTAGCACATAATATTTTTGGTTCTGTTGAGTTTGGGACTGATTTTCTGGTTGAATTGATAATGCTTATATTTGTACTGGATGTGTTTGGTGTGTGTATCTCTTTTGCTAAGGGGGTTGGAAGATGATTTATTTGTTAATTGGTGCGCATGTATTTTGTTGTTTCTTGTTTCCTGTGTATCGCTGTGCTTTTTTTAATCTTCCTTTTACTGTGTATTATGCAGTTGTTGATACATTTTTCTATTTTAAACATAAGCGGTGGAATGAAGCTGATTATGGCGATGTAAGAACTTATGTTGCTCAAAGTTCTGTAAGTTTTGGATGTGGAAAAACACTTACTGCTGTGAATGTTGCGCATGATTTGTATTCAAAATTTAACGATAAACCGATATGGGATTCAGAACGTAAGAAATTTGTTACTCAGAAAATTCATATACTTTCGAATGTTGCTTTTACAGATATTCCATATGAAAAGTTGATATCTTTGCAACAATTTGTACAAGAGGTTAATGAGTTCTATAAAAGCGACTTGTTAAATGATACTTGTACCGTTACATATATGATTGTTGATGAGGCTGGAAGTCAGTTTAACAGCAGACAATTTAAGTCAAACTTTGATGCGCTGTTTATCAAGACGTTGTTAACCAGTAGGCATTTTAAGGCTTCTATTGTCCTGACTTCACAGCGACAGAATATGATTGACGCTCTTATGCGTCAGATTACTAATGTTGTTATAGCTTGTAAAAAGATCTGGCGCTTTCAATGTCTTAACTATTATGACGGCTATGAAATAGAAACTGCACAGAATCCGGCACTTGTACAGCCTTATAAGCGTAGCTGCTGGTTCGTGCGTAATAAAAATTATAAATATTATAACACTTATGAACTTGTAGGTGATTTACAGAAGTCTTGCGAAAATGGGGATATGCTTTCAGAAAATGAAATCTTACAGCTACAATGTAATGTTGCTGCTGATTCTTCCGGAGTTGTAAAGAATAGCCGCAGGTTCAGACGTAATCATAAACGTATACGATAGTTCTGCTGGCGGCAAGCGAACGCGCGCCAGCAGAACTATCATAAGGAGTGGTGCTTATGACAAGAGAAGAATGGCTTTCTATTGGTTATGACAAGCATATAATTGAGGATGTTCCTATTGATAGCTGTGTTTGTTTCTGTGATGTATATAAACAGTGGTTTGTTATGAAAATGCATAAGATTAAGGCTGATTCACTCGACAGGATAGAAGTTACTTATAATAAATATTATCGTGATTCTGTTCTTGCTGGTACTTATGTTCATCAGATAAATGATAATGTTTGTAACTTTCTTAATTCTGCGGTTGTTAATAATTGTGTTAATTATAAAGAGTTTGGGCGCATATGGCAGATTATAAACAATGTTCTTGTATATGCCCGTGATATGTCTGTTGGTTTTGCGCAACTTATAGACTGGGGTTTTGTTAAAAGATATATATATAACTGTGATATTGTTAAAAAAGAGCGTAAAGAGTTTATTATAAGTGATACTGACAGGCGCATCCTGTTTAATGGTGTACTTGTTGATAATGTATATCCGCTTAAGCGCTCTGCCTGTCTTTTATTGCTTATGAATTTTTATCTTGGCTTAAGGATTGGCGAACTTGCTTCACTTAAGTTCTGTGATTTTGATGTTAATAACAAGGTTCTTAAGATATATAAGACTGAAATAAAATACTTTCCTCGTGATGAAGCTGGTGAACGCTCTGGAAGTCTTGTCTATGATGTTGTTGAAGATGTCAAAACAAGAACATCATTTCGTGTTATGCCGTTAACTGATGAGTGTTTAAGTATATATAAACTCTTGTGTGAACATCATAAGACTATGGGGTATGATTCTGAATATCTTTGTTATGATGGTACTGATACTATTATGTCACGTAGTCTTGATAGAGCATTGACAAGGTTATGCCAGATACTTGGTATTAGTCATATTAATTCGCACAGAATTCGTAAGACATATGCTTCTTTATTGCATATGAATGGAGTTCCTACTCGTGTTATATCTGACCTTTGCGGTCATTCTGATATGAAAACTACAGAAAAATGTTACATATTGAATTATGAAGCTGGTTACTCGGCTTATATGAAACGTATAAATTATGCATTAAGCAATGATATAGTTAAGGAGATTGATGATGTTTAATACAATGTTTTGGTTTTTGATGTCGCTTTTTATGTTGCTTGCGACTGTGTGGCAGCTTAAAGAGTTTTATACTTCTTGCAAGTATGCGCTCTCTAGGCTTAAGGAAAAGATTTATTATAAAAAGAAAAGCACTCTTTAAAGAGTGCTAATAAAATAACGAGAGCGCGAGACGGGGATCGAACCCGCGACCCCCTCCTTGGCAAGGAGGTGCTCC